TTATTCGTTGGAGTAAATATCAATTACCTGGCCGGCGGAATTGGCAAAGGCCTCAAAATCAAATTCAGGAATGATGAAGTCCTCCTGTTTGGTAGCAAAGCTCAGCTTTGACGCAACCACGGAGTACAGCAGTACGGAGAACTGGTTGGTGTTGTAAGCCGTTTCCAGCAATACCTGGATGGTGGGGGCGAAGCCCATGAGCTGGTTGGCGATGTTGAGCTGCGTTCCGGCTGCTGCGGCAACAAAGGTGTATGAAATTTGAACATGTGCGCCAGTATCTGCTGAGGCAAAGGTATAAACGCCAGTGCTGGTGTTCACCGAATACTGTCCCTGTACCGGGCTGGCGGCAACACGGGTGAGAGGTAGTCCGGTTGCCGTATAGCGAACGCCCCAGTCTTGCTTGAAGGTAGCAGCGTTCACCACAGTGATTTGGAATGGCGTTGCAGGAATGGCGGAAATGTCTTCATCCAGAGAAGTTTTGATCATGCCGGCGCCCATAGTCTGGCCGAAGAACAGGTCGTTGAGCATCTTGCCGTTGATGGCGGCAAATTTGGATTTGCCGGTGATCTTGCATTTCCCGCGCGCCACAGCTTCAGGAAACTGTTTTTGACCGTAAAGCTGTTTGACGTCACCGGAGATATCCAGAGAAACGTCCTGCAGCGTGCCGAACTTCATAGGAGTGGGGTTGGGAGCAGTGTTGCCGCTGACCGGGAAGCCCCACAGGGTGCCTGAACCAAACTCAAACATTTATTCTTTCTCCTTTTGGGGAGCCCGCCCTGCACTCCCAGAAAATAAAGCGACGTAAAAGGCCGCTGACTTTGTGAAATTGATTTTTTAGGGACTAAAATCCTGATCTCCGATAAGCAGTTATGGCACGACTGAAAATCGTGCCCTGACACTTGTTTATTCGGAGAAAGACACTCGCAAGACAACTAAGCTGTCGTGAGGATTTCAATCGGCACTACTGCCATGGCCATAACGCCTAACACGTTTTCAACGATCTCAATCTTGCCTTCAATGCGGCAGTGCGAAACTTTACCGCCTAGAGATTGGGCTATTCCAGGCGTGGCGCTGCGAATGGCAGCTTCAACCAAGTCCAGAAGCGAATTGAGTTCGGTTGAAGGAACTGAGTTAGGTTCGCTATCGCCCACGGTGTACAAAACAAGATCGAGAGTCAGCTTGGCATGAATAGGAAGACCGTTGATGCCGGTGCCGACAAGCTCGTCTTTCTGCACCTGGTACAAAGATGGCCGATCCGCGGGCGAGACCTGTGACTGATCTTGCCAGCGCCGGCTGACGGTCTTAAAGGGGCCAGCCGGCGCCAGCAGGACGCCCTGCAAAGTGGCAAATAAGGCGGAATAAATTTGTTCACGAGGGAAAATCATTGTGCCACCTCCGCTTGCTGAATGGCCTGTTCCAAAAGTGCAGGGAGAGCCTGCTGTAAATCGTTGATCGCGGGGTGCAGATAAGGTCGAGCAGGCAAGTAAGGCCGCTTACCATCTTTCTTTTTGAAGGGACCACGACGGCCAGCAAATCCGCCATACTCGTGGATGGCGGCATAAGAAAGATCTGATCCGATGCTGACTTTCAGACCATCACCGTCAACCGTGGTCTGAATGGATTGCAGGACGGAGTTCATGAGCTTCCCGCTCCGCGAAGTGAGCACAGTGCTGTTGGAACCACCCGAGCCGGAAAAATATTTTGGAATTGCATTGGCCAATGACTGATAAACAAGCGGCTTAAGCGCCTGGTAAACAGCAGTAACCACGCGGGGACGCAGACCAGCCAACCGTTGCTTTATCTGCTGAATGGCAGCGTCATTCATCTGAACAGAGATCACAGGGCAAGCCTCCGATACTGGTTGAAGACCGACATGGAGCGTGGTGGAATATCACTCATATCGAATGCGATTGTGACTTGGCCGCTGAGGCTATTGGATTTCTCCCCGATGCGAACGCGCTGGCGATAAGCCAAAGCAAATGCTTCGATTGCCGCCTGGCGCAGATCGAGCGGCACGCTGGAATAACCCGCGGTATAAGAAAGCTGAACATTTTGCACACCGCAGTTGAAACGATAGCCACGAAGCAGGATGCGGCGTGAATCCCAGAGGAATCCTGCTGCCGTAGGAGTGGCGGCTTGCGGGATGGGAATTCCATCAATGCTCACGCTGATGACGGCGACGATAGGGAACTGGTGGGGAAGAAGCCGGTCAGAATCATTGCCATCATATGTTTCAGTGAGCGCGCCCAACACTGAAGCCAGAATGTGCGGGCGATCAATGAATTGCAAAACTTGCAGACTGCCGTTGGAGATCAGGTTTTGCAGTGTGACATCGTCATTGTTGCCTTGATTGGGCAGCCAAGCTTTGAGATCGGCCAGGGTGCAAAGATCGTCGGGTGCAGCAGCCATGAGGCCCCCCTAGAGGAATTTGGTAAATTGGTAAATTGGTAAATTGGTAAATTGAAAAACAAAGAATCGAAAGTTTTGTGGAGGCAAGTGTTGTCGACGATCACATAAAGAAGGCAGCTTGCGGCACTGGGATGCTAGACAAAGCTGCCTTCCTTCCCTTTGCCGAGGTTGCGGCAAAAGAATGTTGACCGCCAGATGGCGAATGGATTATCCGTTGGCGACGTTGGCAATCACGCCAAGGGAAAACGGTGCGCGGCAGACCAAGACCTCATCGGCATAGACGCCATAGACGTACTGACGCGAGACAACGGGCCACTCGATCTGGTAATAATCGCGGCGGCAACGGATGAAGGTGACGTTGTCCACGCCGGAAAGCGGATACGGTATCTCCGAGCTGTTGAAAAAGATGCTGCCCGGAGCCAGGTTGGGATGGATGCGAATATCGAGGAACTGTTGAGTGAACTTGTTCCAGTATTTTGCAATGCTTGCGCCGCCGAGAAGAGCGGGTTGATCGTCGCCGGAACCGGTGCCGCCAGGCAGGGTAAAGCGGAAGAGCGGAACGCCACCGGCAGCAACGATCTTCTTATTTATGGTTGCGCGCTTCTTGCGAGTTGACCCATATTTCCGTGGGGCTGAGACGCTTGTTGTCCCAGAACCATTGGAGAGCCGTGTCGATTTCCACGATCCCGTTGGATTGATCCGCGGTGAGCGTGTTGCCATCGAGCGAGGCGAAGTATCCTGCGTTCGATTTGAGAGCCTGAGTAAGGAAGCCGTCAAAGACCAGGGTGTTGGCCGAACCATCAGTGTTTGAGTTCGCAGCGTTGGCAAGCTGTGTGCCAGCGACCGGTGCGCTGATGGTGACTTTGTTGACGGTGGTGATCTGGTTCAGAGTAGCCGTGGCAGCGCTGGTGCCGATGTACCAGGCGTATCCGGCCGCTCCTTTTACAGCAGGCACAAGTACCTATTACTGTTTGCTGGCCGGCAGAGGTTGAGACAGCTGCTGAGGCCGAACTGATGGCGTTGGCACCGGCGCCGTATTGCGTGGTGGTGCCATCAATGTTGACACGCGTTACCTGGCCATACGGCACACCACTTGCAGAAACAGTGGCGTTGGCCAGCGCACGCGCGGTGAGGGCGGTAACAAAGATCACCAAGCTTAGGCCCGAGCCAAGTGAACCGCCGTTGGCAAGGGTGGCGGTCGGCTGAGCGGGCGTGCCGAGGGGCAGGGAAGCATTGCCGTTGAGAATGATGTTCTCTTCGCCGATCATCACGGCACGAAGCAGTGACTGAACGAGCGTGGCTTTGTTATCGAACTCCTGGCCGCCGGACCAGACAGCTTCCCAGTCGATGGAGGCTTCAAGGCCGATCCCGGCATATGAAGCGACATAATCCTGCTCCGTCACGCTCATTTCCGCTGAGCGCCGCCCGGGAGCAACACCAAGCTCAAAGCCCGACGTGTTGACCCCGGTAATGGCTTTCCAGCGCGTAGCCAGATCGCCGCTGGCGCTCAACTGACGCGGCAGACGGTTGCGCAACGGCGTGATGACCGGATAAAGCTGCAACGCCGGGCCGCGAAGATCAAATGCGTTCAAGTTGCCAGCCACACCGCTGATGAGCGACTGGCTGATAGTGGTTTTGTTCAGGGCGGAGAGGTCCGCCTTGTTCAGCAGATCAAACGTCTGCTGACTCAGATCGCCAAACATATTTTCTGGTTCCTTTTCTCCGCCCTGAGATTGTGCGGTTTTGAGATGAATTCATTTACCTCAGTTGCTAAAGGCAGCTGAGTAATTGCTCTACCGCAGGCCAAAGGCCTGCTCCACCCGTGCTTGGATACTGTACTGACCGGAATGGTTTTTGAATGCGAGGCTTAGCGCAGATATACAGAGGCAGGCTGCGGTTTCCGAAGAGTACGCTTGAGAAGGTCGTGGACGCTGGCGTCACCTGAGCCAGCAGATTTGGCCAGGGATGGCCGAGAATCGTCTTCTTTGGTGACGGTTTGAGTGGGCAGGCCGGTGCGGGCCACTCGTGCTCCAGCTTCGTGCGGAGCAACGAATTTTTCCACAAATGACAGGAGATTGCTCAGCGACTGCTGGATCTCCCGGTTATTGCTCTCCATTTCGCTGCGCAACCCGGCTACTTCCTGCTCCACTTCAGCCAGCTTGGCAAGCGCCGATGCGGAATTGGCATGCGCCTTTTCCAGTTGCGCTTTATCTTTTGCTTCCAGCATGTTGTTGTGTTCTCCCGTTCTGTGTCCAAAGCGTGAATCGCCCGGATTTTTTTTCATTTCTGATGTGGCCGATCTGGTGGCAGAGTCTTGATCGCCATCGCTGTCGTTCAGCAGAGTGTTCAGGTGATCTGCTGCTTCCTGGTGGTTCTGCGACATCTGGTCCAGACAGTCTTTGATCGCAGCGAGATGGGCCTTTGTTTCTTTTGAATGGCGTGCGCCGATCTTGAGTGCACGATCTGATTTACTACGCGTAAACTTACGAACTTCACAGGTACCATCAGTTTTGACGGCGGTGAAGTGCGCGCCGGGAACGCAAGGATTGTCCACGACGCTGATCTCTACTGGATTGGCAGTGAAGCGCAGACACTCGCCATCCTTCCAAGTGTTGACATACGATCCGCCGATACTGAAACCGGTGTAAACGCCGAGCAAGCATTTTTGCCAGGCAACACTATCGACGATGCGCGCGCCGACGTTGATTTGCTTGAGCTCGTCATCAAATCCAATAGCCACGAGCTTGCCGACGGCGCTAGGGACGTGCATCTCACGCACATTTCCAAGGCTTTTGCCGTCAGTGGCTTTGGCAATCTCGTCACTCCAATTCTGGAAGTAAGGCTTGGAAGATTCGTAGTCAAAGATTTCGCCTTCTTTGTCGACGACCTCAGCGGTGGCGACGCCCCAGACCTCGTGACGGGATTCGTCGATCTTGGCGATTTGGGCGAATAGCTTCAGGTTCTTCATGAATAGGCTCCAAATGAAAAGGCGGCTAGAGCCGCTCGGGAAATTTTGTATTGCCCCTGAAAGTGGTGTGCGAGGATGGAAAATCGATATCAGGAACTTTGAATATCGCCGTCTTTGATTTGAACGCCTGATCCAGAAAGCGGAGCAAAGCCCGTTGTTGTGATCACTGCGTTCTTGAAACCAAGCGGATGCTTGCCAAGGCTTTCGCGGACTTCGTCGATGGAGAGCACGCCGGCGCGGACATAAATATCATCGACTTTCGCTTGGTCGAGGGCGTTCAAAGTGCGGTCCTGTTCCCAGACGAACTCGATATCGCTGAAGCCGAAATAACGATTAACGATGAGGTTGATGATGTCAGCCAGGTATCCCAGGATCGGCAAAAGGCCTTCGGCGGCGGCCTGCTCAACGCTGGTTTCAGCGGTGGCGCGATTCATAACCGCAACGAATTGTTGCGGCGAAAGGCCGAAGGCATAGCAGACAATGCGGGTAATCCATTCATCAAGCTCGTCTTTGAGCGTGGGGTCGCGCGTGAACTGGAGGTTGCCGCATTCAGGAACAAAGGTGATGCGGCGACGGCGAGCAGAATTACCGGCTAGAGCGCTATCAAACCACTCCTGAAATTCGCTGATCTGGTCAGCAGACCACTCTTTTGGCGCCTGAGCAAGCGCTTCAGGCACATTGCCTTCAGTGTAGTAATTCAGCAGATGGATCTGCCGACGCAGACCGATGTTGATGGTAAGGATGATCTGCTCGACCGGTGAGAAGCCAAAAAACTTGTGAGCACGGACATTGCGCGGACGGTAGAGGAGCTGGTCTGAGGTGAAATCGACTGCCGGCAGCCCTTTGAGAATTTGCTGATAAGCCACGCTGGGCGGTGCGGGCGTGCGTCCCATAGCGTCAATTTTTCGAGCGATGGTGGCACCGTCGATGACCTCAAGCGCATAGAGTTGCTTGCCGGGAGACCACAAACCACCGGCTTGATCGATGATGGGAACCAGAACCGGCGCATCGAGTACGAGCAGGTCTTCCAGGAGAGACGAACCCACTGCTGCCAGGAGTGTTCGCGATCGGGATAAGAGAAGAACTCCGTCAGTTGTGAAAGACGAGGGTCTTGCTCTTCATTGTCTTCTCCGCTGATCGGGGTGTTGCCAAGGTTGTTGGCGCGCTGTAGCTGGCCCGGTTGATTCTTGAGTCGAAAAGCCCAAGGCATGCGGCTGACCTGGTCTTTGCGCGTCTCAATGCAGAGACGAACAAGATCGAAAGAATCAGCCAAAGCGCGCATCTGAGCGAATGAAATCGGCTCCAGGTTCCGAGGCTGGATGTTGATGTTGTAGCCAACCGGGTAATCGAGCGTTCGGGGCGGAGTACCCACGGGAGCGCTCGGCGGCATTGGGAGGTCGGGGCCAAACCAGACGTCGAGGGTGCTACGGAGTTTGCGTCCGACACGAGCCACAAAGCCAGGTTCGAGGACAGTTGCTTTTCCGCCATTGAGAGTTTCATTCATATGTCGCTTCGCTCCAAACCGCTGTGGCAGCGTTTATGTTGTGGTGTGTATTCAGCCTTGTTGCACGCGGCTCAGCGCGGCCGGCCTCGCCGCGTATGTCCTGGAATACCATCATGTCGCTCGCTCCAAACCGCTGTTGCGGCGTTGACCTTGCTGAGTAAATTGTGCGCTGCAACACGCAGCTCGGCGCGTGGTCGGCCTCCCACCCCATCACGCGAAAAACGCGCGTGCTGGGGACCCCGGCCTCGCTGCCATCTATGCAAGCCCAACTTTCACGCCCATGATGGCGGAGGTTTCAATGATGAATTCAATGAGAGCATTCCTGCGATAAGCCGCTTTCATCTGCTCATCCTGAATGCGCAAGCTTTCATGCCAGCAGCAAGCGCCGGAGTCGTCAACGATGTATTCCCCTATCCAGTTCATAATGTCGCTTTGCTCCAAACCGCTGTGGCAGTGTTTATGGTGTTGTGTGTATTCAGCCTTGTTGCAGGCGGCTCAGCGCGTGGTCGGCTTCGCCGCTTATGCCCTGGATCCCATAATGTCGCTCGCTCCACACGGCTAAAATGCCTCGTGCTTGCGATCGTGATTTCCACTCCCGAAACGCGCGGCTCGGCGCTAGCCGGCCTCGCCGCCTCATTTTTGTTGCTACGCCCCCACCTTTTTTGAAAGCTAATTTAGTAGCCGATGATCACGCGATCCGTGCAGGTGCCTGCGGTAGCGACGTCGTTCTTCTCAAAGAAAGAGACAGCCAACTGAGGAAGGCGACCCGGCGCGGCCAAGGTCCCGCTGGTGACGGTAGGAGCAAGCTCACTGGCGATGAAAGCCTGCTGCGATCCTGCTGCCATCGCGGTGGCGATGGTGTAATTGTTGTAAAGCGTGAAGTTCGGGCTGGTCTGGCCTTGATCGTCAGCGATGTAAACGCTCATGACCAGATCAAAATTCTGGGTGCAGTTAGCGAAGACGGTCATCTTGGTGGCGTTGCCGACGCGGATGATAGCCGTATTGGGCGTAGCTCCGCCGACAGAGGCGGGCAAAGCAACGCCGCTGTGTGCCAAGTCGGTAGGCGAGTACACCAGATGCTGCATAGGCCGGGGCAGGACCGGCTTGCCGTTTTTATCCAGCTCAGGCATCTGGCTGGAGGTTTGAGCAAACAGCACTAGAGTAGCGGCCAGCAGTGAAGCTGCCGCGCCCAACCATAAACTCTTCTTCAC